GAATAATCTCAACAGAATCAAAAGAATCTATAGTAGGTAAATCCATATCACTCACCCCAATTTGGATGATAAACAACGCAAAAATTACACAGGCCACCCTTATGCAAACCCTTTATCTTCATCTGACAATAATCACATCTTACAACCATGCTAAATCCCCCTTCCCATCTAGCGCATTAATGAGTGGTTGTGTAGGCCAGCCCATCATTTCCCAATAGGGTTCAATCTTCTTCACGATAAATCTTTCTGCTAAGTGCTTGTAGCCAATATCATACAGACCTTCTATTTCATCAGGGTCATCAAAGGCCATGTATTTTCCGTCTTCACCTATAGTAGTAAGGAAGAAGTCACCACTCCTGTATCTCTTACCTAGATACTCGTTGGCCCATGCCGCCGCCGCACTCGGTCCCGATAGCACCTTGTAATCATGTAGGTTCTTAGTCAGTTTTCCTTTCATACATAGGCTCTTTGTATCTATATCTCCATTAATTACTTTTAGCGTAAGTTCTGTGATATTATTTTCTATTTCTTTTTCATTTTTTCTTGCAAGTATTCCACCGATGACTTCCCCCATCGCTTCCTTCATCACAGGTGGCATACGGGATTGCTTCATCTCTATCCCTTTGACATAGAGAGTGGGTTCGTGCCACTCTCCATCAGTCCATACCACGTTCCCCGCATATCGGTTCTTTGCCATGAGAAGCATACGGTCACAGTATCTCTCATACTGCACTTCGATAGGATACATTCTTGCGTTAATAGTTTCTAGTCTCTCAAGAGCATCAGGTATCTCGGACCACTTACGCATATCAACACCCGTCACGAAGATACTGTCCGTGTGCCCATAGATAGTTTTCCAACCGACCTGAAATGCTACGTCACGCAACTTCTTTAGTGTCTGTCGTGAAGTAAATGTGATTGCATCTGCAACCTTCGGGTGATACATCCCATACTTAGCATCACCACATACCCCATACATAGAAGCGACAAGAGATTTACACGCATATTGCATAGCATCCCATCTTGCTTTATTGTCAGGGTCTTTCCACATTAACTCCTTGTATTGATTTCTTAGACCTGTCATCAAATCCATCTGTCGAACAAGCAACCCTATGTGACCTCGA